ATCTTCATAGTTCTTGAGAAAGTCTCTTGCCTCTCTCATACCAGGCAACTGAATAGGCTTAAGACTATGACCTTCTAGAGTCTTGTATTCAGTTTCTTCGTTAGACCTACTGTAAAGAGTAGGTTTATATTTGACCGTGCGCTGCACTCTCTTGCCGTCCTCAATAGCACGAACAAGAAGTGTGTTGCCTTTTTGAATTACGCTTGTATAGAAATTTTCTGACATAGTATACAGCTTATCAGAAAAACGCTATTCTGTCAAGAGTGATTGTGTATCTACTTGAACATCTGGCACAACGATGCCAGACCCAAACGCCTGTCTATAATTATTTACTATGTCTTTTGCTGGTTCAATAATGAAAACGATATAGTCTCTTGGAATATCTACCTTTATCTTGGTAGTACCTGCAAAAGGAATCCAAGGAGCGAACCCCATCTGCATACCTTGCCCATTAGGACTTCCCATTGGCATAAGTTGTGCTGGGTTTTCTAAACTCACGACATCATCTTTTTCTTCAATCTCTGCTACTACATCTTCACCGGACCTTGTCCGCACTAATCTAATCATAATATATCCTTATTCAACTTTCTTTTTGTTTCCAATATTGTATTTCGTTTCTAACATCCACTGATCTTTTTCCCTAAAAGATAGAACCTTTATCTGAGATAGGGGTGCCTTTGGTTCTGCTTCACCAATAATTTTTATTAGTCCCCAATCTTCTAATAGACCCGCAATAGTATTTCTTCTCTCTACATCATTGATTGATATGTTAGTTGGTTTGCCGTCTAGAGCAAACAACTCTTTGAAGTGTACTATAAAGTAGCGTCCTTGTTTGTGAAGAATGTGGCAAGACTGATAAAGCTTTCGCTCCTTTCTACTCGCAACTCCAATTCTCGATAATGTTTCTCTAACTTTTAGGAAGTCATCGGTCTCCGATAACCCAACCTCTAGCATTAGGTCAGGTGTCCACTCCAATTCTTCCATGTTTACCGCCTCTAGTCAATTTTGTTTTTATTATTTTTATTTGCTCTTCGGTAAGAACGTCTAGAGCTTGTTTGGCTTTCTCATTGCTGTAGCCATAATATTCTTTTACCACATCTAAATCTTTAATCTTGGAAACTTTCATCCACTTAGCAAAGCGTTTGCGTTTTCCAATACTATTTAGTAAAAACTCGTATTGAAGGCGGTTGTCCAATCCGTGTAGGCGGTTCATCTCATTGACATACAAAAGGGTATCTGGAAAGGGTGCTAGACATTTGTTGACGATGTATGCTGGATACTTTTTCTCCTCATACTCATCAACCATAATGTCTTTCTTATTGAGGTTGATACTATTCAACCAATCTTTTAATTCTGCCATTCTATAATCTCCGGTGGCACACTACCAACTAACCAATGATCTGGCAGTGGTGACCAACCTTTTCTCAAATGTCTAATGAAGGCATTAGGATGTGTCCATACTTGCACACCTTCATTTTGTAATCGTAATGATAAATGATGGTCGGATGAATTACCTCTAGGCCAACATGAGATAGGATAATTCTCCCACAACTCTTTGCTCATACCAGTCAATGCAAAGTTAGCATAACTAGTTCGCACAAGTTCTGGTGGCAGTTTTCTCATCTGTTCCATTGTTATCCATTCACCATACTCCTCTCTTGCCGGACCCCATGATGGGTCTGTGCAACGAATTCTGTTTTGATTGACTGTTGACTGTTCACTGAAACTACCATCACTCTCTATGTGCATATTCATCCAACCAGTAAAAACAGAACACTTCTTACTCTCTGTATAGTATAACACAGTATCGGCTGCTTGTCTAGTAACAATCGCATCATCACCTATAATAATGTAATGGGTGTAGTTGTGTTCCTTTATGTACTTGTTCAGTTCTAATGTCACTTGTGGTTCTGTAAATGCTTTAAAGAATACCATAGGTATATCAAAACTTTTCTTGTATGAATCAAGAGCAGGTTTTATGTTTCTGGGTTGCATTACTAATAGACAGGGATCAAACATTACTTTTTCTCGTTATTAATATGATGACCTATTGCATCTTTCCATCTTAGTTTCTGATGTGCAAATATACCACCAACTATGTCTTTTGTTAGATAGGTATTGTCTCTCAGTATCTTTGCTGGATTACCTACCCAAACTTTACCTGGCTCTACTAATGTTTTCTTTGGTACAACACAACCCATACCAATCATTGACCACGCACCGATAACTTGGTGTTGATGAATAACACAACCAGACCCACAGTTACTTTCTTTCATCACATGGACATGACCGAGAATGATAGCACCGACACTCAAGGTCACACCATCTTCAATGACACAATCGTGGGCAACATGAGAACCACGCAACATAATAATGTCGTTGTGTATCTCTGTAGGTGTAGTCGTACCCGAATTGATAGTAACAAACTCACGAAATATATTATTGTTACCAATCTTCAATTCACCATTCTTGTGCCAGTATTCTTTGTGTTCGGGTCGTGTGCCGATAGAGCAGTGACCTTCAAATCGGTTGTTGTCTCCAACGGTTAGTTCTCCCGTTAGATGACAGAAGGGGCCAATGTAATTATTGTCTCCCAGTTTTACCAATACATCTACATATGCTGTCGGGTGTATAAAATTACTCATATCCAATTCTCCTTTACCCATTGTTGATCTGCCACAGTATGTGGTTTATCTAAGCCGTGAAAGTACACGATACTCGCATCTTTCAGTCGGTTCATATGACCGTGAATGTGTACACGGTAACTTAATATTTTGCCCTTGAAGATAGTATCTAGTCTTGGGCTGTCTGGGTATGCCACTCTCAATAGTGCCATCTCTGATGGTGCATTGTGTGGGCCGTAGTCTAGTTTTGCTTCTCTCATAAACATAAACTCATCACCCTTCCACATATTCCACACCTCACTACAAAACTCATCATCGCTAATCGTGATAGCATTACAAATAGTCTCTGGATGATATGGATCTTGACACACGGCAATCTTGGCATCATAGTCAAAGATATCATCTAGTGGTCCTGTGATGATAGTATCAAGACCAGTAGTCAGTCTTTTACCAGTACACAAGTCTGGACGATACTGTTCCATCAAACTCATCCAACCATACTGATCGACTGAACGATTAAATCGAACTGCCTGTATGGGTTCTTCAAACTTATAGTTCTGATCTGTTAGACAAATAAAATTAAATGTGCCGCTATAGTTTCTGCTTATGCCCCTATAAAGACGATCTACCCATTCTGGGGAATAAATGCCAGCACTATGTAAAATGCCGGTTTGTCTTCCATCAAAGAGGGAAGTTACAACCGTGATATCTGGAGTATAGGACTCTCTAGTGCCCCAACTTTTCTTTGTGCCAGTTTGGGTCGTCTTTGATGAGTTCTGTTTCTCGGTACTCATAGTTGTCCGATTCCTCGTTTTCATTAAGTAAAATTGCACCGTTGTTGATATGGAAATTCCAGGCCATCTCAGTCTTGGGTGATAGTGTGACAAACTTTTCTATGTGTGGTTGTGTCATCATTAGATATTTCCACAAGTCTACTACCAACATTCTACCAGCACCACCCTTTCTACTCCATACGGTATAAAAGATAGCATGGTCAAGGCCTACATAAGTTGTTAGTTCGTCTATGGTCTTTGGCACATCATTGCAGTAGGCAACACAGATGATTGCTCCACCGTTTGTATATACCTCTCTACCCGCAGTGTGCCGAAACTCTCTAGAGAGTTCTGGTCTGACCGGATCTTCCTGCCAAGGAAGTTCTGAAGGCCACTTGTCAGCGTACCTTATCTGTTTCAATTCCATTTGCTAAATGTCTCGTTACATTGGTTGATGAGGGTCTAATGATCCAACCTACCCCATCATGGTCTAGTTCTAGAAGTTTTTTTGGATTCCATTCCAAACTTTCCAAATCTTCATCAGACAAAGCAATATATCTTTGTCCCTTTTTGTCTTTGTAAATCATCTGCCTACATCCTTGAGATATTTTTCTTTTGTTTCATCCCAAGTCATGTATATGAGGTCATCGTAAAATAAACTTTCTTCACTTACACCATCACGAGCTAATAACGATTTGATTCTCTTACTAGCATATTTATTCTTCCAGATATCCACTAAATGTTCAACCGATGTGTCAAATCTTTTTACTAGTTTATCCTCTGTGATTTCCTGTCGCAAAAACTCTGGTGTGTTTTCATACAAGTGAGAAAAGTAAATGCCACGTTGATGAAACGATTGTGTATTCTTGATACCCAACTGTGAGTAAGCATATAACAAGGAACGAAACTTGTGGTCACGTTTGTATTTACTTCCCTTATCGTTCTGTGCCTTCCACATCTCCCAATACTTGACCGGGTCTCTCTTGTGCATCCACTTTCTTACTTCATAAATTGTTTCTCTTGTAGGTTCATAAACTAGTGTGCCAGTTGTCTTGCCTCGTTTGTTCCAATACTTTAGATTGTTGTATTGTGAGAATGACCCATACAAAGATGTTGTGGTCACACCAACAAGTGTCTGGCCGTATCTACGTTTCCATTCGTTCTGAACATCATCCGATAGACACAACAGAGCAAGTAACTTACCACCAACATAGTTGTACCCTAAGGGTTGGGTTGGTAAAATACTAGACCCAATCGTGGTGTGTAGTAACATACCTTCATTTCTTTGTTCTCTTGTCCAACCCACAAAGTTATCTCTAGGTGTTAGGTCAATAAAGTCAGATGACAATGTAATTACACCCAGATACTTACTAGTTACCTTATCA